ACTATCGATGGCTATCAGCCTTCACCTTATAGAATGGGCAATACACTTCTAGCCCGTGTACGTGGACTTCTAGCACCTTATCTCGATCCGAGATCGATGGTGGGCTAATGGCCGCCATATCAACACTTCGCGCAGGTATCGCAGCAGCTCTAGTCGATAACACTAAGTGGTCGGTCTTTTCATTTCCACCTGCTACCCCTATCGCTAACAGCGTTATTGTTGCCCCAGCAGATCCTTATATTTCGCCGTCTAACGGATGGCATGCCACTATCTCGCCTATGGCGCACTTTACTATTTCCGTCATGGTTCCCCTTCTAGATAACGAAGGCAACCTAAACGGGATCGAGGATAATATCGTGCGAGTATTTAACTTGCTCGCTGCATCCTCATACACCTATAACGTTACAGAAGTATCCGCCCCGGCGGTACTAAGTGCCGTCTCAGGTGATCTACTTACATGCAATATCAATATCTCAGTCCTAACGAGTTGGAGCTAAAATGTCCGAGTGGGAAAAAGAGCAAGAAGCCTTCCTGATCAAGATCGGGCAGGTAGCACCATCAACACCTAAGCCAGCACCTACAAAGAAAGACGAGGAATAATCTCATGGCTGTATTTCTAAATAACAAGGTCGGCGTGAAGATTAACACAGTCGATCTTTCAGACCACGTTACATCTGTAACACTTAACCGTACTTTTGATGAACTCGAAGTAACAGCGATGGGCGATGGCGGACATAAGTTCGTTAAAGGCCTTGAGGCATCATCAATCACAATTGACTTCCTCAATGACACAGCAACATCGAACGTCCTACAGACCTTGCAAGCTGCATGGGGAACAAACGTCACAGTGGTTCTACTACAGGAAAAGGGAACCGCAGTATCTGCGACCAACCCACTCTATACAATGACCTGCCTTATCAACAGCACTACAGATATCAACGGCGCAGTCGGCGATATCGGTATGCAGAGCCTGACATTTAACGTCTCAGGTACTACAGTAGTCGCTACAACAGGCACATTCTAAAACACTAAACAAAGGGGCACAGCATGGCAAAGTTAATAGTCACACTAGCGGATGACACAGTAACCGAGATCGAGATCACTCCTCGCCTTGAGTACGCGTTTGAGCTATATGCTAAAAAGGGATTTCACAAAGCGTTCCGCGATGATGAAAAGCAATCAGATGTCTATTGGCTAGCATGGGAAGGCCTTCGACTAAGTGGAGTCACAGTCAAGCCATTCGGCGCAGACTTTCTCGAAACTCTTAAGAGTGTAGAGGTTGCTGAGTCTGACCCTTTGGCCTAGGCAGGGATAGCATCCACTATCTCATTGCTCGCTTGAGCATTGAGACGGCTATCCCTCCACAATATTTGATCGATTTAGACCCTACTATGCTCCAGATGATTCTGAAAGCGTTGAAGGATAGAGCAAAGGAGCAGAGCGATGCCTACAGAGCTAAAAGGCGCTAGCGAACTCCGTCGAGCAATGAAGAGATTCTCACCTGATCTCGATAAAGAAACTCGTGATGAGATGGTTGGATTCCTAAAGCCATTGGTTAAAAAGGCTCGTGGCTTCATGCCGTCCAATGGTGACATGCCTTCTGGCTTCGTTGGTAACAGCGAGGGCGGTGGCTTCCCTAAGTATGACGCAGGCGCAGCTCGTCGAGGCGTAGGATATAAACTCACACCGACAAAGCCTAATCGTCAAGGCTGGGTGCAGACAGTATCGATCCACAACAAGACCGCTGGCGGTGCTATCTATGAAACCGCTGGGCGTAAGTCTGGAATGGGTGGAAGGTTTACTCCTCGCCTTCCTGGTCAATTAGCAGGATCTGGCAAGTCTGCAGGTCGCGCAATGTTTAAGGCATACAAAGAGGATGAAGGCAAGGCTAAGGCTGGAGTTATCAAGGCGCTTGAAAAGGCTGCCGCTAAGTTTAATGGGAGAGTAAGTTAATGGCTGAGTTACGCATCCCGATTATCGGTGAGTTCAAGGGCAAGAAAGCCTTCGACGATGCCGAGAAGGCAACAGGCAAACTAGATAAAGGCGTTAAGAAGCTAGGCGCTGCTCTTCTTGCTGCCTTTAGCGTCCAGAAGATAGTGCAGTTTGGTAAGGCAGCGGCTAAAGCATTTATCGAAGATGAGAAGGCTGCAACACGTCTAGCACAAGCGGTAAAAAATCTCGGTCTTGCGTTCGAGACTCCACGCATCGAGGAATTTATAAGCCAGATGGCTGACGCTTCTGGCGTTACAGACAATCAGCTTCGTCCGGCAATGCAGAGACTATTGCAGACCACAGGGTCACTTACTAAGTCCACTGAGTTAATGACTCAGGCGCTTGATGTCTCACGCGGTTCTGGCATTGACTTTGAGACAGTAGTCAACGATCTTTCAATGGCTTATGTCGGTCAAAACAGAGGGCTTAAGAAGTACTCACTAGGACTTACTCAGGCAGAACTTAAAACTGTCAGTTTTACAGAAGTTCAAGAAAGACTGGCCAAGAATTTTACAGGCGCTAACGCGGCCTATCTTGAAACCTATGCTGGCAAGTTAGGGATCTTATCTAACGCTGCTGGCGAGGCTCAAGAAACTATTGGAAAAGGTCTAGTTGATAGCCTATCTCTACTAGCTGGAGATGGTAACAGCATCCAACCACTTGCAGACTCTATGCAAGAATTCGCTCTATACGTAAGTGATGCAATTTATGGGGTGGCAGTACTCATAGATAAGATAAAGAATATTCCAGGCGTAGATTTTGTAAGTAAAAATCAAAAGTCAATTACGGGCGCTCTTGGTACTACTGGAACTATTTTCTCGGCTATTGGTGCATTGCAAAGATTGGGAGTAGGCGCAAGATCCGAAGTAGGCATGGGCGGTTATCCTAGCTCTGCACTCGGCCCCGGTTATATAGATCCCGATCAGGCCAAGCGCGACAAGATAGAAAAGGACGCGGCTAAACGTAATAAAGAGATCGCGGCCTTACAGAAAAAAACACTAGATAATCAGAAGAAAGCCAACGCTCTTACCAAAGCGGCTAAGGCTATCGATCTCGATCGTATTAGCGTCACGGCTGCCCTTCGTGGAAAGATCAGCGAGACCGATCGCCTATCGCTTAATCTTCAATTAGCGTTGCTCGACAAGAATGAAGCGCAAGCTAATAAACTATCAGCAGAACTTGAAGCGGCAACCAAGCGCCAGCAGGCTCTTAACGCAGCTCTGTTGGCTACCCCAGAAGCGCCGAACCCTTATCGTAATTGGAAAGTGCCTACCCTAGATTTCGGTGGCAATCTTCTCGGATCAGTTGTACCAAATTTCGTACCACCTGCTTATGCGATGCCACAGACCTTCGGACAACAGGGCGGCCTACCTGCTGGCGTAGTAGCTGGCGTCAATCCTGAGCCTGTAGTAAACGTCATAGTTACACTAGATAGCGGAGTAGTAACTAACGCCGTGTCCGAAGTACAGACTAATAACAATCTTTCAGGATCTTTTACTTCTGTCGGCGGTCGAGGCGCAAACACAGCGAGATTTAGCTAATGACGCTTCCGGCAACGATCTCGGTATCTTTCGACTTCTCGCAAGGTGCTACCTTCGGCTTCCCGTTTACTATTGGTGATTCAGTTAACGGAGTTATCGGAGTATCTCAATTCGCATCAAGTGAAGTACCTGAGCCCGTAATCGATCTAAGTCCTCAGACTCGCCAGATTACTATTAGACGCGGTCGCAATATAATGCGCGATACTTATGAGTCAGGATCTTGCACAGTCCGAGTCATCGATGAGAACGGCGACTTTAACCCACAAAATCCAGCAAGCCCTTACTTCGGCTTTCTGACTCCTCTTCGTAAGATCCGAGTAGCAGCCACTACCGCAACATCTCAGGCCTTTCTCTTTTCTGGTTATGTCACGGACTATAAGTACACCTACCCACAGGGGCAGGAATTAGGTTATGTCGATATTACTTGCTCTGATGCATTCCGCTTATTCGCTATGGCTAACGTCTCAACGATTGCAGACTCAGGTAGTGGGCAGACTACTGGCACACGCATAGATAAGATTCTGGATCAGGTAGATTTTCCTTCTAGCATGCGCTTTATTGATGCAGGATCTACAACAGTTCAAGCAGACCCAGCCACTACACGTACAAGCCTTTCAGCGATTCAGGTAGCAGAATTTACCGAGCAGGGCGCGTTCTTCGTCCGAGCAGATGGAGAAGTAGAGTTTAAGGATCGCGCGGATGTAGTAGGATCTCTAGCCCCGGCACCGATTGAGTTTAATCAGACTACAGGCATCCCATACTCAGACCTTCGCTTCGCCTTTGATGACAAGCTCATCATCAACAGCGCTACGATGAAGCGAGTCGGTGGCGCTACAGTCTCGGCTAATAACTCAGATTCGATTGCTAAGTATTTCCCTCATGGCATGAACGTCGAGAACTTGATCGCACAGACAGACGCTCAAGTGCAGGATATTGCTGACATTTATGTGGCTACTAGAGCAGAGACTACGATCCGAATCGATGCTATGACAGTCGATCTATTAGATCCTAACGTTCCTACGGATACTATGATCGGGCTTGAGTACTTTGACAATCTAGAGATCACCAACGTACAGCCTGATTCGAGTACAATCGTTAAGACCTTGCAAGCGCAGGGTTTAGCATGGGATATAACCCCTAACACCATGAAAGTTACAGTTACAACACTTGAACCTATAGTCGAGGGATTCATATTAGGATCCTCGAATTACGGTATAATCGGACAATCCATAATGGGATACTAGGAGAAAATCATGGCAGAAGGCTTTCCAGCATCAACAGGCGACATCTTTACAGCCGCAGACTATAACGGCCTAGTAGCCTTTACTATCGGCGCAGCTCAGACCAACGATTACACGGCAGTTATTGCTGACACTTATCAGGTCTTAGAGTTGATGAACAAGGGAACGGCTATTGCCTATAAAATCCCTACTAATGCCTCAGTAGCATTTCCTATTGGAACAGTCCTCAACATCCTGAACATCGGTGCTGGCACATGCACTATTTCAGCGGTAACTTCAGGCACGACTACAATTCTTTCAGCAGGTGCAGTAGCGGCTCAACCTACTCTTGCACAATATAAGAGCGCGGCCTGCATTAAAACTGCGACCGATACTTGGTACGTTGTCGGAGCCATTGGGTAATGCTTAACATAATCACAACGATGCTTGACGTCAAAGTTGCACCACCTCCTGCTGACATTTTGGTAATTGCAGGCGGAGGTTCAGGCGGTCGATCATTCGGCGGCGGTGGCGGAGCTGGTGGTTTACTTTCATTCATGGCTACGCCAATTGCTATTGGTTCATATAACATTACTGTCGGCGCAGGTGGTGCAGCACAAACAGGTGGAACATTCGCAGGCAACAATGGAATCGATTCACAATTTCAAGGCTTAACACTAGTCAAAGGCGGCGGTGGCGGTGGTTATGACGCTGGCGGCGGAGTAGGTTCTAATGGTAAAACGGGCGGTTCGGGTGGTGGTGGTTCTCGCGTAGGATTCGGCACAGGTGGTTCAGCTACAAGTGGTCAAGGTTTCCGAGGGGGTAATCAAACAGGCACAGGCGGCACAGGCGGCGGCGGTGCAGGTGCAACTGGTCAAGATT